AGGAACTCGAGTGGTATGAGGTCTGGTGATTTGATGCGGCCAGTTTTCAGATCTTCCTTCATTTTGAGCTTTTTTTTGTATTTAGCGTGTGCAGTTTTAAGTGCGGTGTTTCCATCTATAAGATATTCATGGCACTCAAAACAAAATCCATTGTCTTTTACTTTTGGGTGGCAGCAGAATCTTGGTCTTCCGTATCGCATGGTGGTGGGCTGTCTGTGATTGTTATGTAGCGCCCACAATAGGCGCATGGGAACTCTCCTATGAACGTGTATACAATATCGAATATTCCGCCACAGTATGAGCAGGTGATTACGAGGTTCCCCGTGTATCCGGGGATTTTATAGAAGATGTCTTTCTTTTTCTCCATTTATTAAAACAACTTTCTGAGCCAGTTATGGAAGGCCATATCATACAAGAAACAAAATTTTTCCATATGTTCGGGCCTGGTCGCCCTTTTTCGTACCATGATGTGACTGATCCGGACTCAACCCATTCGTTGTATCGGGTTTTGGCGTATATTGCATCGCAGGTGTCACAGACATAATAGTAGAAGTTGTGGTCGAATATTTGGTCTATTAATACATCAACCCGATTTTTACAGATATGGCAGATTCTCCAATCTGTCACCTTCTAGCCCCTCTTTTCGTTGTTCTGGCTTTTCTTCTTACTCTCCGGGGTTTGATTGGTTTTGGTTTGCTGCTTACGTGTGGGTTGTTAACCGTCCCATGACTCGGCATATGCTTTCTCCTTTGGATAGTGTCCGGTTTCTTCGTAGTGCATTATTGCAAATAGACCCCATGCAGCTTTCGCAATATGGTCTTCGGTTCGATTTCCTGCTTCCCATTCATTCAAATGTGCCTTCAGGTGGTTCATGGTGATCGGGAGTGGAACCCCTTTCTCCCAGTTCCTGTCTCCGTGAATTCTTGCTCCCTCTGCGTATATGATTGCCAGTCTTTTTATTGCGTGCGGACTTATGAGGTCGTGCCTTTCCCCGTCTGGCTCCGAGCTTCTGGTGGCCCCAGTTGCGAACTCTCTTAGCGGATCGGCTGACGGTTCCTCCTCCTTCTTCATTATTAATCGTTTCCAGGGGATGTCCTTCTTCATTTTTGCTCATTGTTTTTAAGGGTGACTGTGCTATGGTTTAGATTGAACAGTTTGCAGTTTACTATCTTTTCGTAAAGATGTCAATTTTATGGGCGATTTAACTAAAAACTTTTCTTCCAGAGAATTTGCCTGTCGTTGTGGTTGCGGGCTCCAGAATATAAGCATGGAGCTGGTAGACACACTCCAATATGTTCGTGATAACTACCCTTCTCCTATATCTATTACCTCCGGGACAAGATGCGTTGAGCATAATCGTAATGTTGGGGGATCTGCTTCCAGTTCTCATCTGACCGGGCCATCAGGTTTTTCATTGGCTGTTGATATTTCTTGCCCTTCCAGCGCAAGTCGGTATATTCTTTTAAGAGCTCTTATTGTTTATTTTGTGAGGATCGGTATCGCAGAGAAATTTATTCATGTGGATATCGATTTTAAGAAGTCCGGTGGGGTTTTGTGGACTTACCCGTATAAAGAAAAGGAGAAGTGATGGAATTATTAGCTGCATTTATGAGTCAGAGCGTTTTGGCTCAGGCTGGTGAAGTGGTTCTGTTTGCCAACGCGATTACGATGGCTATGCCGACGCGCTGGAAAAACAACAAGGCGATGGACATGGTATCAAAAGTATTAAATTTCTTAAGTATGAATTTGTTTAAAAATAAAAACGCGGACGATAAAGACGCGGACGATAACAACGCGGACGATAAATGACTGTTACTGCTATTGTTTTAGCTCTTGGTATGATTGTTTGGATTATATCCGTAGTCCGTAAGGGTGGGAAGGATAGCGCTGCTGCTGATCTGCTTGATTCGGCGAATCGAGATAATGTGGCTATGGAGGAGTACTTGAAGGATGTTCGCGAACAACAACATAAGCAAATGGCTGATATTCGCACTGGTGATGATGCTGACCGCTTGCGCTCACGCGGGCGGGGGGACCCTGAGGACATTTGATCGTCCGTCTGATTTTCCTTCTGAAGTGAGTTTTCTTCCTCAGAATACCGGGAGAGACAAGGTGTGGTGTGTGAGTGATGCGGATTATGTCAGGGAAACCCAGCATATTATTTATCTTAATCATGTTATTGATCGGTACGAATGTCAGGTTGCGATCAAGAATGGGGCGACGAAGTGTAATCTTCCTGCGGAGAAATGATGAAACAGCTTTTTAATGATGCAATGGTGGAAAATCTGCTTAAGACCGCTGATCGTAATTTCCAATCTTCTGAGCAAAATAAGCAGTGGGATGACACAATGGATCTTGCTGCCAAGTCTGCTGATATGCCTGATGATAAAACCGCTATTCAAGAATCTTTTGATTATGTTTATGATCGCCTCGGAGGGCATGAGGCTTTTTTTGAATGGGCGCAGTTTAATCCGAAAAATATGCAAAAGTTTTACGAATGGAGAGCGAAGTCTCTTCAAAAAGAATCTGCGGCCCCTGTGTCTGACGGCAAGGTGGTCATTAACGTGTTAAATTATAATGAGCCTGCAAATTCCATTCAATTACGAGCCGAGGAAGTACCAGTTGCCCCTGTTCCAGGCGTTCGATCGGGGGATTAAGAGAGCTGTTTGCGTCTGGCACAGGAGAAGTGGAAAAGATAAAACTGCCATCAATCTAGCCGCAAAAAAATCGTTGGAGCGTGTGGGTGGGATTTACCACTTGTTCCCAACGGCAAGACAGGCTAGAAAGGCTATGTGGGATGGGATTGACCGTGATGGCTTTCGTTATATGGATCATTTTCCAGCCGGCATGTGTGTTGGTAAAAATGAGACCGACATGAAGCTTACGATGGTCAATGGCTCCTATTACCAACTTGTTGGTGTTGATATGGGGCTTGATTGGCTTGTTGGGACGAACCCGGTTGGGCTGATATTTTCTGAGTGGGCAATTATGAATCCCAGGGTTTGGGATTTGTTGCGACCCATTGTTCGAGAGAACGATGGTTGGGCTTTGTTTATTTTTACTCCTAGGGGACAGAATCATGGCTATCAAACTTATCGCCTTACTCGTGACGATCCCGCTTGGTTTACTTCTTTACTTACCGTTGACGATACTCGCCGTGGGGATGGGAGTTATATCGTATCTCCTGAAGATATCGAGGCAGAGCGTCGCGAGGGAATGAATGAGGACATGATACAACAAGAGTATTTCTGTTCATTTACAGCGGCAACTCCTGGGGCGTATTTTGCCGTGGAGATGCGCAGGGCTGATCTGGATGGGCGGGTTACGTCTGTTCCGTTTGAGTCTGCTGTGCCTGTTGATACGTGGTGGGATCTTGGGATGAATGATAGTACTGCAATTTGGTTTTCTCAATCTGTTGGGAATGAGATTCGCTTGATTAATTATTTTGAAGATAGTGGTGAGGGGCTTCCGTATTATGCGGGCAAGCTTTCTGAGCTTAGACATAAGTATGGTTATGTTTATGGGCAGCATACAGCTCCGCATGATATTGAGGTCCGTGATTTTACTACAGGGAAAAGTCGGCGTGCTGCAGCCCGTTCTCTTGGCATTAATTTTCTCGTCGGCAAAAGGGTTAACGCTAAAGAAGAATCTATCGATGCGGCCCGTCGCATCTTGCCCAAATGCTGGTTTGATGATCGTAAGTGCTCTCAAGGGCTTTCTGCTTTAAGGGCATATCACAAGGAATTTAATGACAAGTTGCAGACTTTTCGTGTTGCTCCTGTTCATGATTGGAGTTCTAATGCGGCGGATGCTTTTATGGAAATGGCTAAGAATTATCGTAATTACAATGAGACGACTTTTCAGCAAACGGCTGTCTCGCAATATTCAATTTTTGGAGGTTCGTGATGGATTTTTTATCTTTAATAACGGCTGTAGGGTTTAGTTCCCCGAGTATTCCTGCGCCTCCTCCTCCTGTGGCTCCGCCTCCTATAGCAGAACAAGAGGATGCCAAGAAGAGGAAGCAGCGTTTGGCAAAAATATCAGCTCGTAAGCGTGGGCGACAATCGCTGATTGCTACCGGGTCTTCTGCTAGTGGCGACACTTCTGTTGCCCCGACTTTCGCGCCTACTTTAACTGGTGAGCTGCAGAATCGCCAAACTTTAGGGTAAAAAAATGGTTTCTCCTGAAATTGTTAAAGAGCAGTTGAAGCGTAATGATGTGATGAAGCAGGATCGGCAGGACTGGGAGCCGTTTTACAGCGATGTAAATAAGTATGTTCGTCCTCGTAAAAAGTCGATTGATAATTATCGCACCAATGGTTATTTGGAAAACGATCACTATTCTTCCGTGGGGCCAAGCGCAAGCAATACTTTGGGTTTAATTATGGCTGATACGTTGACTCCTAAGTCTATTGAGTGGTTTGGTTATCAGATCCCCGAGCATAGTCCCTTTAAGCAGTTTGAAAAATCGGTTAGTGTCCAGAACTGGTTTAGAAAGCTTGGGCAGGGTGTTTTCTCTGCGCTGGCTCAGTCGAATTTTTATTCTGTTATTAATGAGATTTATTCAGACTTTAATTCGTTTGCTACGATTTGCATGTATCTCGAGGAAGCCAGGTTGAAGCGTGCTGGTTTTAACGGGTTTAACTTTAAGGCTCTCCCGATCAGTTCTTTTACTTTCACTGAAAACTATCTTGGGATTGTTGATACTGTGTTTAGGGAGTATGAGCTTTCTGTTCGCCAGTTATTCCAGGATTTTAAGGATCATAAGGGAATTCCTGAGAAGTATCATAAGCTTTTAAAGAAAGAGCCTGACGCTGCTGTGAAGTTGTTGTCTATTGCTTTGCCGAGTATTGATATTGGGCGGACTACGGGGATGCCGTTTACGGTTTTGGATGTTATTGTTGACTCGCAGCACGTGTGTGGAGATGCGGGTTTCCATGAGTTCCCGTTTTTTGTTGGCCGCTGGGATAAGGCTTCCGGGGAACAGCGTGGTCGTGGTCCTACTGCTATTGCCCTGGCTGATATTAAGACTCTTAATGAGCTTCGTTTCCAAGAGTTGATGGGGCTTCAAAAAGCTATTAACCCGCCTATTCTTTCTGGAGAAGAGGGATTTGTCGGGACTGTCCAGATGATCCCGAATGCGATTGTGTATTCTCGTAATCCGAAGGATGTTCGGTTGATGCCTGCTGAAATGAGGCTGGACCTTTCTTCTTTAAAGGCAGATCAACTTGAGGCTTCTATCAAGGATATTTATTTAGTTGACCAGCTTAAGCTCCCGCAAAGGGGGGATATGACAGCCGAGGAGGTTATTACAAGGCGTGGTGAGGTTGAGCGTTTGCTTGGTCCTACTGTTTCTCGTTTTGAGTCTGAAGTGTTGAGTCGTATGCTTGAGCGTTGTGCTGGTATGATGGTTCGTTCCAAGTTTATCCCTGAGCCGCCTCCTGAGTTGGATGGGATGGAGGAGATTGATATTGTTTATACTGGTCAGCTTTCCAGAGCGCAAAAACTTGCCCAGGTTCAGTCTGTCCAGCGTTGGGCGCAGATGGGTGCTGAGCATGGGCAGATCGATCCAAGAGTTCTTAATGTTATGAATTTATCTGAGTGGCAGAGGATTGCAGCTCCGTTGATGGGTGTTCCCCCCGAGGCTCTAAATACTGTCAGCCAGCAGGAGGAAATTGAAGCTGCTCAGCAAAATGCTCAGGCTAAAGAGGAAACTAAAGGGGATGTTGAAAGTGCTGCTGGCGTGACTAACCAGATTGCGCCTTTAGCTAAACTTCTAGGGGAAGGAGGCGCTGTTGGTGGAACCCAAGACGCAATCGCGGCAGGAATTGGACTTGGATGAGGCTTTTTACCGGGCGTTCCAGAGTTCACATGGAAAAATAGTTTACGAAGTGCTGGAAAC